TCCAGCTCGCTGTATCCAGCGGCCTCAACGACAGTCGCTTCGTACACGGCGATTTTGACTTCCTTCGGAATCTCTGTCGCATCAGCGTAGTAACCGTCGATAAGGGCTTCCGTACGAGGCCACTGAAGCGGTTGATTCTCGTTTGCCTTATTGCCGATGAAGTAGAGTCGCTCAATATAGTCCATAGCGCGGAGTATCTGAGCTTCCAGTACATTATCATCGGCGTTATAACTAATATCCCGACTATCTGCCCAAGCCTTAAACTCAGCCAGAGTGACGTACGAGTTAGCACCTGTGACAACCGATCCATCCTCAATGACCAAAGCCATGACTTACGCCTCTCTATATCCACCGGACTTATACGCATCAACCATTGATGGGTGAACCATCGCTTCCTTGCCATCGTCTCGAACCATTTTGGTGAGCGTTGGCGCATCTGATTTTGGAGCCGCTTTCTTAACCGCTGGCTTTTTAGCGGGTGCTTTCTTGGTAGTCGTCTTTGATTCTGCCATTTTATGAATCCTCATTAGAAACGGGGGCCGAAGCCCCCGCTAGGATCGACATTAGCCGACCAATGTAGCGATGAAGTCAGACTTCCACGCTTTGACACCCCAAGATGCCGCAACTTCGATCATGGTCTTACGATAGCCCTTGTAAACACGGACCTCGAATACCAATCCTGAAACTGGGTCTTGAACAGTCATAGCGTCGTCTGCCATGTCGCCACCTTGTGGTACTGCTGGCGCACGAACCGCTAATTCCAAAGCACGGCGATGGAATGCGATGTTCGCTGTGTAGTTGTTGCCGACAGTGATTGCATCGTTGTCAGCTTCAGCCGCTACCAGACCAGTTCCACCGATAGTGAATGAACCGCCAGCAAGAGCTGTGTTGACAACATACTTGTCAGAAGTACCTGCGAAGGTAACGATGTCACCTGCAAGGATAGTTCCTGTACCAGTATCAGTTGCGATTACTGTGTCACCGATAGCTGAAGAAGCATCGTTCAACAAGTAGCCAGTACCAGTACCCTTGGTGTGAATGCCGACTTGAGCCGACTCACGGATACCAAGACCCTGAAGATCAAGCAAGATGCCCTGACGCAGAAGATCAGTACCACCGGCAGTGTTAGCCTGTTGTAACTGAGCGAGCTGACGCAAGTTAGTTCCTGCAAGAGTGTTGAGGACCAAAGACACCTGACCGTCGTTCTGTGGCATACCGTTGTCTACCAGAATTTGGCGGATTTCAGCAATCTCAGAGAAGTTAGAGCCGAATGGTGTAGTACCTGCTGTACCGAACGCACGAGAGGAGTTCGTGTAGGCTTCTTCCCACAAGTCTTGCTCCATTTCGTTAGTCAGAGTACGCATTGCCTGAGCAATCTGGTCACCGTACACAGTCTCGAATCCGATACCGTTGTTCAGATGGAGTACATCTTCACCAGTGTAAGGAATCTGAACCGCACGAGCGTTTGAGATTGTCAGTGTCTTGTTATCAACAGTCTGATCTGTTCCTTCTGGAATAGTCATAGACTCTGATACGTCCACTGCTGATGCTTCACGAGTGAAAGAAGCACGAACTACGTCGCCCTTCGCCGCCCGCTCAGAACCGTCAGCGTTGATAGTGGAAGCAGGAATGAAGCCTACTAGCTCCCGTCCTACTACGTCGGCGGCTTTGTAGATGTCTGCCGCTAGATCAGTTAATACGTTAGCCATGTGGCTTCTCCTTTAATCGTCATAGACTTTGCCGCCTTCTTTGAAGAACTTTGCACGATCAGCGTGTTTCATATCCTCAAAATCAGAGCGACTAATTTCTCTATTGCCCACATCAGCCCCGCCTTGTGAACGAGTGGCCCCGCCACCGCTTGCTTGGATACCATCAACTAGGAATGGATAATCATTCCGCACATTTGATACCAAGTCCTCAAGAGTGCTGACAGTCAGTTGACCTGAGTCATCAGTCACCCTTAATTCTCCATCCATAAGCGTAAGTCTCTGACTTAGCTTTTCTTCTAACAATTTTGCCTTGGATACGTCTTTTGTCAACGATCCAGCGATTTTAGTGGCCTCAGACGATATTTTCTGTCTGACGACCTGTTGATTCATTTCTTCGATTTTTTGCCGTAAAGCATTGGCTTCTTGCTTTTGGCTTTCGTAGAGTTCTTGGTACTGCCCGTTTTCTTGAGCATACCTCTCTTTTTCAGCTCTGGCCTTGGCATCTAGCTCATCCTTTGCTCGTTGTGCGGCTTTTTTCTCAGCCAGCAATTCATCGTTTTTTGCCTTCAGTCCTTGGACTTCCTCAGCAATCCTTTCTTCGAGGCTCTTATCCAGAGTCTCCTTGAACTTTTCAGAAAGTTGCTTCTTAACTTCCTCATCAAGCTCGACTTCATTTAAAAATTCCATGCTTCACCTCTAGCTTCGCACGTTGAGCCTCTGGCTCCAGTTACAATTTTACCCTATTAAATACTTCGGGTTCGACTTTTCTTAACTCATTGAGCGTCAAAGTTTTCCCTGACTCATCAACGAACTTAGAAATGGGTAGTTTTCCTCTGCGGAATAGTAGTCCACGAGTTTTGCCTAATACTTCATCCTGAAACGCCGCAGGTTGCCTTGTCAGCCACGATTGATAGTTTGTCTGTGCATTGACCTTCGTTTTACCCTTCGCACCCTCTGCGGTCCGTCTGGGCTGTTTGGTCTGCCTACTTTCAAACTGCGGTTTCAGCTTTGGTGTAATGGTTGATCGACAAGAGAAATGCGCTGGCGGCTTAGGCGATAGAACAGGATCATTCGTAAATGGATAGACCGTGCCATCCCGACTCGCGCAGATTAAAGACGTACGAGAGTCCAAGACAGATACCCATTCATAGCCATCAAAGAACTCAGGATTGAGCCGCATTGCCACATCTCGTGCTTGGACCGATGTGTAGTTTGTAATCGTCTTAATCAGCACTCCAGCTTGCTTCTTGTGCAGGGGATTGATGGTCCGCATTCTGCCGATGATCTGGTGATTATTTTCTCGCAACGTAATCCCATCTCGAATCGATTGGACCGTCTGAGCAATTTTCTTCTGCCGGAATCTTGATACCAGTGACCGTATTGTCAGTCCAGCAACAGGTAAAATTCCTGCAAAAACAGCAAGTTGCGTCTCAATCCTCGACGGAGTATCTAGTTCGCCAAGGAAGTTGGACAGCATAGCAGTGGCCCAATCTGTCTCTTGGTTAGCTAAATCATCGACATCATCGAGTATCTTTTCTTCGAGCTGGCCCATCAAATCTTGCTGGAACTCGACGATTTCATCCATGAATCGATTGAGCCTTTGGATGTCCATGTCAGTCAATTCATCGTTCATCAGTTCGTCGGTAATGCGCTGAGTAATTTCGTCAATATACTGCGCCGCCTCTTTCTCGCGGCCAGCAGAGTAACGTAATAAGTAAACTTGATGCCTTGTTATGACATCTTGTATCTCGTCAGAGAGTGCCATCTACCACTTTTCTTTATCAGCCCAATAAGCCGCAGACATTTTGCCCTTGGCGATATTCTTGGCATGGCGAGCCTTGAATGAAGCTCGTTTCTTCTTCATTGCTTCGGACTCACCGGCTTTTGGCTTGCCAGCGGTCTTTGCACCCTGCTGACCGAACCGGATGGTCTTGATCTTGTCGCCTTCTTTAGCGACGACAACATGAGATTTTGTCGGATGACTTGGAGTGCGTTTGGGTTTGTTGAACCCTTCAACGCCTACGCGAGTCAATCTAGGGTCTTTCTTAGCCACGGGTTGCTTTCCTTACAGCGCGTCTTTCGGCTGGCGTGTACTTGGCTGTTTGCTTTCCTGACTTGGTTGCTTTGTTTTTGGCTCGACTTCCGGCGGCTTTTTCTCCGGCTGAAAGTGATTTCCGTGCCTTCTCCGGCAGATACCGCGACTTGCCTTCCTTGCCGACATAATCCCACTTCTCTTTTGACCATTTTGAGAGACTGTTGCTGGGCTTCTTGGCTCCTGCGTATTTGCCGCCTTTTTCTTTATAGATTTTAGTAGCTAACTGCATGGCACGGGCTGAATGCTTTCCACCCATCTTGGCTTTGGCTTCAGCTTTCGCTTTCTCCCAGAGTTTCGGATTGGTTTTCTTAGCCGTTTCAGCCATTGACTGCCTCCAGAGGAATAGGTGATGTCATTCCAGCTTCATCACGAACATCCTCCATTCTTCGTTCAGGGTCAACAATCCCTGCCGATTTCAGGCGATCAAAGATGTCCTTCTCTGCGATGATGTCCCGATCCAACAGGGTGACCATTGACATAATGAGCTGTGGATCAAGGGCTTTGTCGTAGAACTCGCTGTTAATCATGAATACCGCATCGTCAGATTCGACACCCATGAACTCACCAACCCATCCAATGCAGGTCATCAACCCTTCGGATAGGTTTAGAACTACGTCACCGAGGACTGAGTTTTCGCTGGCGAAGCGGATTTTCGCGGCTTCAGCCGTTTCACGATCTGCCCGATCAGTGATGATTCTGGCTCCAATCGCAACCATCTGTTGCTCTTTAGCCACCATTGCCGCTGATACCAGTTGGTTTGGATCGGCTTGCAGTAAGTTTGCTCCACCTGTATCACCCAGAACGTGACCGGCGCGTGATCCGAGTTTAATTCCTTGCGGGTTGTACTGCTGGAATTGCTCGAATGACAGAGAGTGTGTGATGAACAGACTGGGTTGTACTACGATGAAGCAGGATT